GTTGAGAACTTTATGGTTGGACTACGCAACTTATTCGCAGAAAATTATATTGATATTCCAGAAGAAAAGGTTGACCTTGTTGATGAACTAGCATCGAAGGTTGCTGATCTGGAAGAGACAACGAATGAAGAAATTGAACGCAACATCGCACTACACAAAGAACTTGAAGAAGCAAATAAGCAACTAGTATTACGCGATGTGTGTGTTGATATGACAGAATCTCAAGCAGTAAAAATGCAATCACTTGCAGAAGGTGTCGAATTCGAATCTTCTGAAGATTACACTAAGAAACTTGAGACTATTAAGGAAAACTACTTCCCAACAGAAGTTGTTTCCGAAAATGTAACTTTCGATGATCAAGAACCAATTGATCTTGATGAAGAAAATAGTGTTACTGTCGATCCGGGTATGCAATTATATGCAGACGCGATTTCAAGATCAATTAAAAAGTAATAATTTATAAATAGAAAAGGTAAATAAAAACCTTAAGGAGAACACAATATGTCAACTGACGCTCTTATTCAAAAATGGGCTCCGGTTCTTGAGCATTCAGATCTTCCGCAGATCGAAGGTTCGCACAAGCGTGCCGTGGTTGCTCAACTTCTGGAAAACCAACAAACCGCTGCTCGCGAGCAAGCAAGTCACCAAGGTGGTGGACATGGTACCACACTTCTGGGAGAAGCTGCACCTACTAACGCAATGGGTGCTTCATCTTCTACAGCAAGTTCTGGTTCTATCGACACATTCGATCCAGTACTGATTTCACTGGTTCGTCGTTCTATGCCAAACTTGATTGCATACGATATCGCAGGTGTACAACCAATGACTGGTCCTACTGGACTGATCTTTGCAATGCGTTCACGTTATGAAACTCAAACTGGTGACGAAGCATTGTTCAACGAAGCAAATACTTCATTCTCTGCACAAGCAGGTGGATCTGCTACCACTATGGAAGGCAGTGATCCTACTACAGGAACTTACTCAGTACAAACTGGTATGTCTACTGCAACTGCTGAAGCACTTGGTGATACAAATAATAATTCATTTGCAGAAATGGCATTCTCAATCGAGAAAGTAGCAGTAACTGCTAAGTCACGTGCTTTGAAAGCAGAATACACAATGGAACTTGCTCAAGATCTTAAAGCAGTTCATGGTTTGGACGCAGAGCAAGAATTGTCTAACATTCTTTCTACTGAAATCCTTGCTGAGATCAATAGAGAAGTTGTTCGTTCTGTCAACTCAACTGCTTCTGCAGGTGCACAGAAAGACACTACTACTGCAGGTACTTTCGACTTGGATACAGATTCTAACGGTCGTTGGTCTGTTGAGAAGTTCAAGGGTCTGATGTTCCAAATCGAACGTGATGCGAACGAAATTGCGAAAGCAACTCGTCGTGGTAAGGGTAACATGCTGATCACTTCTTCTGACGTTGCTTCTGCACTTCAGATGGCAGGTGTTCTCGATTACACCCCTGCTCTTAACAACAACCTTCAAGTTGACGACACAGGCAACACTTTCGCAGGTGTATTGAACGGTCGTGTTAGAGTATACATCGATCCATACTTCTCTTCAGCAACTGTTAACTACTACACAATTGGTTACAAGGGAACTAATGCATTTGATGCGGGTCTGTTCTACTGCCCATACGTACCACTCCAGATGGTTCGTGCAATTGGTGAGAACACTTTCCAACCTAAGATTGGATTCAAGACTCGTTATGGCATGGTTGCTAACCCATTTGCAACAACCGCTGCTGATGGTGCTGTAGATTCTTCTAAGAAGAATGTTTACTACAGAATCGTTAAAGTATCAAACTTGATGTAAATAATAAGAGTAGTTCTGAACTACCGAATTGGGGGGACGAAAGTCCCCCTTTTTTTCGCCTAAATAGTATATACAAAAGAGGTTATTATGTCAGCACTAAACAATCAACCCACAAATAAAAGTTTTTTATCTCCTATTGGATTTAAGTTTACAATCCAAAAATTACCGCATGTAAATTATTTTTGCACCTCGGCATCAATACCAGACATTAGTATGGGTCAGATCGATACCGTGCAAAACACCTTCATTAAATTGCCAGTGCCCGGAGACAAACTTTCGTTCGGTCTTTTTAACTTAAGGTTTACTGTAGATGAAGACCTGAAAAATTTTAGAGAAATTTATGATTGGTTAATAGGTCTAGGGTATCCGGATAACTTTGAGCAACGTGCAGCTATCTCTCGTGGAATTCAAAGTATTGGTGAAGTTTATTCAGACGGAACTATGATTGTCACTACTGCTCAATATAAACCAAACGTAGAAATAAAATTTATTGATATGTATCCAGTGTCCTTATCGTCTTTAACATTTGATATAGCAGGAACTAGTGTTGAGTATTTGCAAGCAGATGTTAGTTTTGCTTACAGAAAGTATGAATTGACAACTATAGTATAGTTTGCTATAATATATAATATTTTGTTTATGGGTTTATTATGAAAATTGAAGATATTGTCTCTGAATGGGACAAAGATTGTAAGATGGATGAAACTGAGTTGGGTGACGAGTCCACAAAGATTCCTGTGATTCACAACAAATATCTCAAAATCTTTATTGGTGAAAACGCGCAGTTAAAACGAATGATGGCACAACGCAATAGACGAAAAAGACTCCTCACTGAATATTATCTTGGTGAACTAGATCAAGATGAGTTGGAGGATTTGGGTCGTGAACAGTTCTACAAGAAAATACTTAAGAATGAAGTCGAGATGTATATCGAGTCTGACGACGACTTTATTGATTTAAATCTCAAGTTAGCACTACAGCAAGAAAAAGTCAACTACCTTGAAGCAATTCTCAAGAGTATTAACAACCGTGGATTCCAAATTAAAAATGCAATTGATTGGTTAAGATTTACGAATGGATAGAATTGACATCCTTCCAAAGGATGAAGTGAATGTGAAGATCGAGTGTGACAGAGGGTTGGGGCAAGAACTCTCTGACTACTTCACCTTTGAGGTTCCGGGTGCTAAGTTCATGCCTTCATATAAAAATCGCATGTGGGATGGTAAGATACGACTGTTCAATACTGCGAGTCATACACTCTACAAGGGTCTTATTGCTCGTGTCAAAAAGTTTTGCCAAGATAGGGACTATGAATGTGTCGTACATGGGGGACTCGATCATGTTAATGACATCGCTCTTAATGAGTTGGAAGAACTGTTCAAAGGTAAGTACATCCCCAGAGATTACCAACTCAGAGCAATTTCTCATGCCTTGCGTGTTCATCGTGCGTTAATCCTCTCACCTACTGCTTCTGGTAAATCATTCATCATTTATTGTATTTTAAAATACCTTATTACAAAAAATAAATGCAAAAAAGCATTGCTGATTGTTCCTACTACTTCTTTAGTGCATCAAATGAATACAGATTTTAAAGAGTATTCTGAAGAACTACAGTTCTATTATACACATCTCATCATGGAAGGTCAAGATAAAAATAATTCTGATGCAAATATTTTTATCAGCACATGGCAGTCAATCTACAAGCAACCCAAGAAGTGGTTTGATCAGTTTGATGTAGTGATAGGTGACGAAGCTCATCAATTCAAAGCAACTTCTCTTACCAAAATCATGACTAAACTTGATAATTGTAAATGGAGATTTGGTTTAACTGGAACACTTGATGGTACACAGACTAATAAGTTGGTATTAGAAGGTCTGTTCGGACCAGTGATGAAAGTCGTGCAAACTAAAGAACTCATTGATCAAGGAACTCTTTCTAATTTTAGAATAAAGTGTTTGGTATTGAAATATCCTGAAACAACCTGCAAGCAAATGAAACAATCTAACTATCAGGATGAAATTTCTTTTTTGATAGATAATGATTATCGGAATAAATTTATAAAAAATCTTGCAGTCACTAGAACTGGAAACACTCTTATTTTATACCAAATGGTTGAAAAACATGGAGAATTGTTGTATAATTTAATATCAGCATCCGATAAAGATGTGTATTTTGTTCATGGGGGAATCGATGCAGGTACCAGAGAAAACATTCGTCATAGGGTTGAAGAGTCGTCCGGATCCATTATTGTTGCGTCTTATGGAACCTTTAGTACGGGAGTCAATATTCGTAACTTGCATAATGTTATATTTGCTTCCCCCTCTAAGTCTCGTGTTCGTAATCTTCAGTCGATAGGTCGAGCATTGCGTAAGAGTGACAATAAAGAAATTGCTACTCTTTATGACATTTCAGACGATTTATCATACAAGTCGTGGAATAACCATACGGTCAAACACTTTGCTGAACGAGTGAAAATTTACAACGAAGAAGAATTTGATTACAAAATCTACAACATAAAGGTAGGGGAATGAACTCAATTATAAAACTTACTAATGGTGAGACGATAATCGCAGAGATCGTGCATCAAGATGAAACGACAACAAGTGTTCTTGAACCTCTCTTGCTTGACATCGGAGAAAGTGAAAGTGGAAGACCAATGATGGTCGCAATGACTTGGATACCTTTGACAAAAAGTATTAATATGGTCAACTTAAGTACCAGTCATGTGATAGCAATAGCAGATGTCGACGAAGACATTAATGCTTACTACATCAGATCACTTGCCGTTCTTAAAGAAAATAGACAATTAGATGATCAAGACGAAGTATTAGACGAATACATGGATGAAGTTAATTCGGGTATTTTAGAACAAAAAATTTCAGCAAACACGGTACACTAATATGGCAGAAACATTAGCAGAAAAACGAAAAAAACCCTATTATGTTGACAATAAAAAATTTCTTGCGGCAATGATAGATTTTAAAGAGTCAGTAATATTAGCTGAAGAAAACGGAAAACCTAGACCGATTGTTCCATTCTATATTGCTGAATGTATTATGAAGATTGCAACACACTTATCATACAAACCAAACTTTGTAAATTACTCGTTCCGAGAGGAAATGATTAGTGATGGTATTGAAAATAGTTTGCAGTATATCGATAATTTTAATCCAGAAAAATCTCAAAACCCTTTTGCATATTTTACACAGATTATTTACTATGCATTTCTGAGACGCATTGAGAAAGAAAAGAAATACCTTTACACAAAGTACAAGGCAACTGAACACATGAATACCTTTGGTCAAACATCAGATAGACAAGGACATGACAGTTCGACGAACTTTAATGATGGGGTTAAGTATGGTGAGTGGACAGAAGAGTATATGTCTGATTTTATTCAAAACTTTGAAGAAAATAAAAGACGTAAACGGAAAAAGAAAGTATGAAAAAACTGGAAGATTACCATTGGATCTGTCCAGAACCATTCACTAATATCTATACATCTACTCTAGGAATTATGAGTCCTTGTTGCGTCCTTTATAAACATGAAGGCATGTTGAATCTTGGATATAGTGAAGAAGAAATGATATTCAATGCTGAAGATAATTCTCACTACGACTTTTGGAATTCAGAAGTGATGAGAAGACTGCGTAAAGCAATGCGTGAAGGTGACGATGAAGATTACGTAAATGAAGTTTGCAAAATTTGTAAGATCCAAGAAAGTAGTGGCAATTCTTCACACAGGCAATTTTATTTAAAAAGGTTCGATGAAATTTTTCAAGATAAGAAAGAAGAACTTGAGAACATTATTGCAACAGACTCTTATCCAAGTTTTTATCACAGTGCAGAGATGAATCACGTAGCGGGCAACGTTTG